TAATCGTGAACATTTAGAGTTTATGTTAACACATAGGTACAAAAGATTTCTATCTAATTGTGACTATGCAATCATGCATTCCTCTAAACTAAATTAAACAAACTATTCACTCACTAATTAACACTCACTATGACAAACCTCAAAGTAAACAACTCTTCTGCAATTTCTCAACTCAATGTTGATGAACTAGAGCAAATCGCACAAGTTCAGTTTAAGAATGGTCAGAAGTATACTTACTTCGGTGTTGCTAAAGATGCAATTCGTAATCTTCTTTATAAGTCAACTCCTGATACTTCTATCGGTCAATGGGTAAACAATAACCTATTATCTGCTGGTTGTCGTTATCAATTTGGTTTCGAAGGTTGATTACTAATTAACACAAACTGTATGCCTCTTAAATGAGGCTTTCCTGACCCAATAGTTTAATGGTAAAATGTTAGCTTGTCACGCTAATGTTCTGAGTTCAATTCTCAGTTGGGTCGTTAGATAGCAAGCAATTGTTATCTATTTGTTCACTTAATCACAGTCAATTCTTATGACAAACTCAATGCATGCGTTTACTACAATTAGTAAGCAATATGATATTGAAACATTGCGTGAGATCTTTGAGCATGGTTGTGCATCAGGTGTTGCTAATCATCACATCTATTATTATCAAACCGTGTCATTCTTTGATGATAACGAGGATGAAATAGTAGAGTATGTTAGTGATAACTTAGGTGAAGATTATCTAGTTGAATGTTTCAAGAACAACAACGCACACTTAACATCATATAAGAATGATATTACGTGGACATTTGTTGAACTTGCAGCGGGTCAATTAGTTGATTATTTTGAATCAACAACTTGTGAAGAATTGAGTCTAGCATGACATCATTTATCGTCACAATTTGTCTAATCATTCTTATCTACATCTTCCTTAAAAACACCATCACTAAATGACTAAAACTCCACGCAAATCACAGTCAACTAAAGTAAACCCAACCGCATCAAAACAGATGCAAGTTGTTATTACTGAAGAAAAGACAAAAGATTGGAGAAAGTTACAACTATTTGATTATGTTGTACTTCCTTTCTT